ATATTTCTCTATAACGAGTTGTTCTGCGTTCTTGAGAGCTGCCTCTTTCAATGCTTTTGCATCGATGATGGCTCTTTCGAGTAGATTTGACATGTTTTTGACTCCTAACAATTGTATATATGTGAACGGGCAAACGGGTTTGCCTCTAAATAAATAGTATTATGTCACTCTAAAGGGAAGGAAAAGTTTTTGAGGCTCTAGAAGGTGGAAAGGGAAAGGAATGTCCTCTTCGCAGCGGTTGAACTGTCCCCAGCGTGAGTAACCTTAACTTTATCTGCGCCTGCGATTTCAAAAACCACAACCTTTCCAGCAGCGACGACAGCATCACTGTATGTGCCGTCACCATCAGGTACCTGCAGTACTGACCAAGTAGCACTAGCGTGGTAGTATAATGAAATCTGTGTGACAGCAGCCGAAGTTCCTGCTTGAACGTGTAAAAATCGTTGGTTCTCTGTGAAATACTCCGTCGTGCTTACAGCATGTGCTGTGCTGCTTGCGCCATTTACGTTCTTTGGGCGCCGCGTTCTACCCCAACTGCTGTGTCTGTGAAACTCCGATGCTGATGGAGTGTTGTCGAATCCTGCCATTTTTATAATCTCCTAATCAAATTTGTTAAATTTGTCTTTCATTTTTTGGGTTGTTTTTTGGGACAACCTCTTTTTGTTTTCCCGTTTTTCTTTTCGAGTAAGAGATTTCTTCTTGAAGTATCTTCTTTCTCGCAGCTCCTCAAACAATCCTTGCTTCTTACACTTTCGCGTAAACTTTTTGATCATTCGCATAACTTGATCTTGATCATGTATCACGACTTCAACGTGACATACTTTACCTTTGCTCATCGTTTCTCCTTTACTTTAGAGCTTTCCATTTTTGTCCTGCGACACTAAATAGTCCGGATATATCTATTCCGGCGTCGTTAGGGTCTCTTCCTGCCATTGGACCCTGACCTGCAGGTGCCGTTGGCGAACCAGCAGACTTGAGTGGTTCTGTACCCTCAAATACATTGGACATCTTTGTATTACCCATTGCATCGAGCATCTTTCTCTTGGTCTCTAGAAGCTTTTTTCTTCTTGCTTCGTTTTCTTCTTCTATTTCATTCTGTACCCTAAGCTGTGGCGCTGGTGCTTGCTTTGTCTCTACCATGAGAGACTGAGCTTTTGTGATGCCCATTGCTACTTCTGCTACTAGGTTGGAAAGTACGCCCTCGTCAAAGAGGATTTCCTTTACGCATTCCTTGATAATAGATTTTAGTTCTGACTTTTTCATTTTTCTCCAAACTTACCGATGATGTCATCCACCATTCTTGTAATATTATTCTCTTCTTTTATGTTGCTCTGTATCTCCTTCGCTTCCTTGAGCATAAACGCTCCTGGTGTCGAAGGGTCTGAAACCATGTCGAAACAAATAAGCTGAAAGTCGTCTTCTACCATTGTCGTTCCGTTTTGCTCTCTTACCGAACCAGTGCCTCTAGATGAAATTCCACAAGTGACTCCTTCCTTTATAAGACCAGCAAGTATCTTTCCACAAGGAGTTTCCTGCAGGACCTTTATCTTCCCCATGACGCTGTCTCCCTCTGTCCATATATCCACGACCATGTGAGATACCCTATCCAAAGATATCACTGAGCTGTCTGGGTGGTCAAGCTCACCGAGTGCTCGCTTTCCTTTGACAAGTTCCTTGTATCGATCTATTTCTCTGAATAGAGTTTTTCTTTCGTAGATGCGGCCATTAGCGTTCTTCGTGTTACATTTTTGCATGCAACCTGTCAGGTAAAGGGCACCGTTTTCTGTAACGTCGCGTTTTTCAGCTTCTGTTAGAAGGTCTTGGCATACGCCTCCTTCACACAGTTCATAATATTCTCTTATAAGTTTCATGTCTTTCCTCAATGCGGGGATCACCCGCTTCAGCTATGATCCCTTGCAGCAATTTGCTACTGGTCTAATCATCCATCTTATCTTAGTAAATGGTCTCATTCTCTCTCCTTCTAATGTGGACTAGCTTTTCCACCTTTAGTCCTTCGTCTCCGAACAGAGTGTTTCCTACATAAGCTGCGGCAGAACCTGCGAAGCCTAATAGTAGTCCGGTGACAAAAGAATTATCAAAAGTAAATAGTTGTGTGTAGTCCTTTACGGACCATAAAAATAGGCCGACCCAAAAGCCAGTGCACATTGGACAACTAAGCAATTGCCCTAACTTTCCGGACTTTGGGCGGATTGGGTTTAGGATTTTTCCGTAGACGAGGATCTGGGTGAGACCATACGATATAAGGCAGAACCAAATAAATGTCACTAATCTTCACCTTGACCCTCTCTAACTAGTGAGTAGTTGTATTGAAAGCCGTACGGGCCTATTTGCTTGTGCATAGAGCCCTTGCGTGGCTCTTGTGAGACGTCACCAAGCTCTGTAGAATCTTCTGGTGATGGCCGCAGCATCGCGTCAAGTCTATCTTCATCATAGTCCTTTGAGTCTCTGAAGAATTTCTTCTCTCCTGTGATGTATTCTTCAATAGAGAATAACATCGCGTGAGTTTGGTCAATGCCCGGTATCTTGGACTCCAACATCTTCGCCTCAATTGATCCAAAAACGTTCCCGCCCACAACTGAGGTTCTGTCTATCAGCCCCTTCCTAGCCAAGAAAGAAAACATTCTGTCTTGTGCTACATAGCACTTATCTGAAAGCTCTTCCTTTGGAAAGGTTACACACTTATTCTTTTCAAGCATAAGAACTATATCCATATCTTCATGATCCAAGATCATGATGTTTCCATCGAGAGTCCTTCGAGCTTTCAACTCAACTCTTGGATCTAATTTTATTTTTAAATCAACTGTCATTTTTCTCGATCTCTTCTAATAAGTCCTGAGTCTTCAACACAACTTCCAAGGTTTCTGTATCTATTGGCCGGCCCTTTGTATCTTCTAATATAGTGTAAACTTTATTTAGCTTTTCTGACATCTCGATATTATCATTAGCTGCCTCTGTTGTCTTAGCCTCAGTAAGTTTCGTTTTTAGTCTGGTTATCTCCTCGTTGAGGTATACCTTAAGCTCTAGGCCGTTGTCCGCGAACGAAGATATGTAGTGGCTCAACAATGTCTTTTGACTCTCATTCAAAGATTCTGAATACTCCTGGTTGAACTTTTCCACGAATGTAGAATAGACCAGAGAATCTATAGGTTGTTGAGACTCTTCCTTGAGAACCACAGACGACGACATTTGCTCAACTATATTTTCTTCCAAAAGAACTCTATCCTTGATTGGTAAAGCATCCTGAAATATAGAATATACAGAAGCAATACTCTTATAGTTTGGGACGAAATTGTTAAATATTTTGTTTGACAGTGTTTTGTTTATTTTGTTTATTAGCGCTGACTGCTCAACAAAAAGACTTCTCTTATCCAGGCTATTGTATTTTTCCTTAACCTCTACTACGATCTTTTCCGCGATGTTCTTATCGATATCTCTGGTTTCGTAGATTGTTTTATAAAGGCTAAGCTCTTCATTCAATGCTGAACCTTTGGTAAAGTGGTCTTTTATGATAGAAACAATTTTATTTTGTTTGTTTTTGTTGTTTTTCACAACCGACTCTGTAAGTTCCCTTACGAGTGCTTCATAAACAAACGCAGTGTTTCTTTTCTTGTTATGCTTCAGTCTCATTCTTTTCATCCCTCGCTTTTAGGCTTTCAAAAAGTACTCTTAGTTCTTTTTGGTCTTGGAGGATTTTTGTTTCCTCTACTTTATAATTAGTGTTTGCCTCTTCGTAAACACCCGTTCCTCTGACTAAACCTGTAAGTTCGCTATAGCCAGGTAAAGTCTTGCGTGTAGTGCCTGTCTCGGGTGAGGCCGCTCTATTCATGTTTTTCTTTCTCGGGCCTGATGATTTTCTTCTATCTCCGCCTGCCTTGGTGCCGCGAGGCTCGTACCAGCCATGAGACTTATCAGTGGTTGTTCTACCCTTTTTGTCTTCTCTCTTGCCGGGTGGTGCTGCCAACAGCGCTCCGTCATCTGCTGGTGCACCGGCAGCTGCATCAGTGGCTCCTCCGAGGTCTGCTCCGCCTAAATCAGCAGCATCAGTGGGTGCGCCAAGCTCTGGTTCGTCGCCTACAGCACCGGTGCCGCCGGGTTCACCTAGGTCCCCACCAAGGTCGCCTAGGCCAGCGTCGGCGCCGGCATCAATTCCAGCTGTGGCTTCTGCCTGCTCTGCTTCGCCGGCTGTTTCAAGTGCTGCTTCAAACTTTCTGTCATAGAACATTTGTCTTCTGTTCTTGACAAACTCTTCGTCAGATATTCCAAACAGCTTTTTAGCTAACCACTGCTTTGAGAAAAAACCTTCTGTAGCGGATGACGCGATGTCGAACTTAGTTTTCCAGTGTTCAAGTTCCTGCATCTCTGCGATCTTAGATGGGTTGTTTAGAGAGCAAGTAAAGGACACAAGATCTTCGTCTCTATATCCGAGAGTATACAGGTGAATGATACCAATCTTCTCAAGCTCCGTAATGATAGACCTTTGAAGTCTCTGTACCGTTCTGGCAAATCGAATATCTTTCTGAGCAAGCGTGGTTTTATCTTCTACTGCTTTCTCTCCATCTGATGAGATATATGCAGCCGGCACCTTCAATGCAGAAAACAACTTGTCTCTAAGATATTTAACATCATCAATGTCTCCAGTGTATTTACCGCCTGGTATCGATTCGATTTTTGTTCCACTATTTCCTCTGACTGGTACGAAGTAATCTTCCTCTACAGATAAAGGATTATAACGCAAATCGACGCGGCCGGTGTTTGGATCAACAACCTGATTCCTCTTCATAGTGGTCATGACCTTTTGCATGTACTGCTCAATGTCTTGAGGTGCAATGTTCCCAACATCTATGTAAAAAGCGCGGCGCTCTGGTGATCTAACAATTCTGTACGCCATCATTGCATCCTCTATAAGCGTCAACTGTCTCCAGATTCTTCTAGCTGGTTCAAGAACAGATGTACCGTAGGGGTTGTATTTATCTTGACCTAAAACTCTAAAGTGCCCAACCTGCCAATTTTCAAACGTTAGTCCGGCTGAATTCCATTGGAACTGCACATAATTAGGATTTGTTTTATCCTCTCCTTCGAGCCTCTCTAACTCAGTAGTTGGAAGCCCGATGACAGAAGTGATCCCTATGTCATCGTCGATGTCCAGGTATAAAAAGAAGTCACCATACTTACACATGGTGCGACACCAAGAAAACATGTTGTGTTGTATGTTGAGTACATTATAATATAATGATTCTAATATTGCCTTGATCTCTGCATTATCACAGTCAATGTCAAGTATCGGTGTAAGAGCTGAGTGAGTTGTCATCTCGTCAGCGTAAATGTCAAGTGCAGAGGCTATCTCGGGAGTGTACTCCATCTGATCGAAGTCTACGTATCTTTCTGTCCTCTGCTGTGATGCCATGTAGTTAGCTGCCAGATTATCATAAGGACTATACGCTGTCTTTTTGAAATCTTTACCGGAAGCGGACGTAAATTTGTTAGCATACTTGTCTAAGTCGATTCTTCTAAGTCGGTGATTGTTTTGTGTTCTGTAATTTACTAAAGGGCCTGACAGCAATCTCGTTAGTCTTCTGAATAACAAGCTCTGTGGGTTTCTAGTATTCTTTTTATTTTTATCTGCCATTTCTTATCCCTTGAACAGCCATGGAAAATTAGCTGTGTTACTTTGGTGTTGGTTCATCTTATCATACAATTTAAGATCTTTTCTACCAATCATTCCTTTTATTCTAGTATCTAGTTCATTTCCTGTCTTTGTTATCGAACCAATAAATGCTTTTGCATACTCCGTGTCTCTCTGGTTCGTTGACAGTGCCGTGTCTCTAACCCAACAACCCACTGCGCATGACATTATAAGGTCGTCATTATAGGATCTCATAGCCTCGGCACGTCCATTGTTCCACACAAATGTCTTCATTTCTGACAAAAGCCTGGACGAATATATCTTAATTAGATTGTTTCTTATGAATTCTTCCATCTTAGCGATGATTAGGGGCCTGGTTTTAGATGTTGTAGAAAAACCTGCCACTGCGTTTGACATTTGATCTGCCTGGTATTCCTCTACAAACTCGTGTGTAGACTTTATAGAATGATAAAGGTTTGGGTACTGCAACTCTTTCAATTTCTCTAATACGGCGAAGCCAACGGAGTTGTTCTCGACCACCAACAGCGAACTACCGTATTCGGTCCCCACGTCAAATAACACTCTGGAAAATATATCGGGAGTAACCTTTCCTTGATACTCGGCGACTATCTCCATAGTCTCCAACTTTAGTACGTGGCATACTGAATAGTCTTTACCGTCTCCTCTTGCCACGTCTGCGGAAACCAAATAGGTTGATCCCTGACTATATTCTTCCCATATCCAAAGATTTCTGTCAAATCCAGTGCGGTGCTTTGGGTCCCGAATCATCGCGTGATATATTTCCATGTCCTCAGGTCCAAAGACCGTCTCGCCAGACATGTTGAAGTTACATTCCAGCTCTTGGGCAATTTCTCGACGAGACATGTTTCTGGTTTCTTTTTCGAACCAAGCCTTGTCTCTGTCCGGGTGGACGTCCCACGGAAGTTTAGTCGGAAAAAAGTCGTTGGCCTTGTTGTCTGCTTCAGAATATATCTTGTGAAACCAATTTCCGACACCATTAGGGGTCGAAAGTGCAATGCAGCGGCCACCAGTTGATAGTGTAGGGTAAAGACCCATCCACAACTCGTCAAGGCCGTCGACGTGCGCTGCTTCGTCTATGACCAAGAGTGATAAGGCTTCTGAACGGCCGGCGTCTCCTGATGTGGAGGATGCTTTGATTTGAGATCCATTGTCCAAAACAAATGAGGTTCGGTTATCAATTTTTACATCTGAAATTCTCAACCATGGTGGGAGATTTCCGATAATTGACTTTACTTTCTTTACCAGATTTGCAGCGGTACTGAACTTGGTCGCAATAACAAGTACGTTCTTTTCTCTATGGAAGACCATTAGCCACGCGATATATGCCGCAGATATAGTAGATATACCAAGCTGCCTTGCTTTTAGTATTACGTTGAATCTGTGATCTTCAAAGTCTTGAAGAAGTTGTGATTGGAACGGATACAGGTGAAAAGGTATCAGACCTTTGAGAGGGTGCGTGATCTTAGCATAGGTATTTATGAAATACTCCGGCTTTTTACCGCAACGGAGTATTTCTTTCATTGTTTCTTGTTTGGTAAGTTTTATTGCCACTAAAGCCTCTTACTTTAGGCCGCCGAGTTGAACCATTTTTTCAAAAGCAGGGTCCGTCGGTCGTTCATCGCTCTCTGGCATGTTTGTCTCTGATGTGAGAGCGGAAATCTTATAGCACTTATGAACTTTTACACTAGTCCTAATTCGAGAGATATACTCGACAAGAACGTCTACTTCACTTGGATCTGATAAGGTCAAGGCACTCTTCTTTATTTTCTTGTACTCTTTCTGAATAAAAGACTTTACTGTTTCGACCATTGATTCCATCTCTCCTTCAAACCCGTTAGAATGGACTTCTTTGAGTGGAATCTCTGCATGATATTTGATATGAAGTCTATCGCCGCTGATAAATGCTCCGAATCCATCCATGACTCTGTGGTCTACGAGTGGGTTCCCCTCCTCCCTTCTAAGTCCGATCTTAATTGGTTCTCCGCTTTCGTCGAGAGCGCCATCGTAAGTGTTAGCTAGTACCTGTGAGATACAGTCTATAATTTCTAATGTTGTTGCCATTGTTTAAAATCCTCTGCAATAAATAGTTTGCTAATAATAAATAGTTAGTTGTTTGGTCTCCAGCCTGTTTTCCAGCGTTCCTCACGACCTTCAATGTATTGAATATAACAATTGAAACAACATTCGAACTTTGTCATGTAAAGATCGTCTTGAGTTGAAAAAGAATATGAACCACAGACTGGGCAGCTCCTGTCAGTTTCATGGGAAGTCTTTCTTTCCTTTATGAGAATGCCTTCGATCTCTTTCGTTTTCCTTGTGCGCCTAGGCCTTTCGTGGAAAGATTTGAGGTCTTCCAGGTATTTTTTCTCCTTTTCCTCATCCCAATCTCTTTTAGGGTTTTGAATCGCTTCATCGCCATACTTTTCCTTTATTGCTTTTTCTATTTTAGCTATTTTATTTAGATCTTTTTCTTTCATCTAGCAAGCTCAACAATCGCTACTGTCAGCAAACTGCCTGCCACAAATCCAATTGATGCGAAAAGGTACCAGTCGTTGTTTGAGTTTTCTATAATGACTTGTTCCAGTTTTAGATTTTCTTTTTTCAGTGCTTCGATAGTAGTATCTCTTGTTCCAACCTCATAATTCATCTCCGCCTTTAGTTTACCTAACTCTAGGTCGTATTTTGCAAACTGAATCTGCAGTGCTCTGTTTGTTTTTAGCTTGCACTGCTTTTCTTGGAACTCTTTGTCAACCAGTATCTGCGCTGAAGCTTCTTTGTCGAAGCACCAACCAGCAAAAGGGACTGTGTCCCCTTGCTCTACTTGTTTGTATTTTCCTGGTGCTGCGATTGATATACTGGTGAAACTAATCAGCAGCAGTAAAACCAAAGAGGTTTTCAATTTTTTCATTGATCTCATTAGGGTTGTCCTTTGCTTTTTTTATGATCTCTTTTACTTTCTTTTTCTTTTGTCGAGAAAGCTGCTCTTCTTCGAGATCATATTTTTCTCTTATTTTACCAAGAGTCACGCGATATTTTAAGTGAAGTTCTTCTCTTTTTTGAACTTCTTCTTCGTGAGCGTCTTTCAGTCCTTTGATTTGGGACTCGTATGACTCTTTGTTCGCTTTCATTGCCTGGATTGCACCGTCAGCATTCTTGCGAGACACAAGCCATATAAAAACGGTCCATGCTGCAAGTGCTGATAGTTTCCAGTTTTTCTTTATCCAAGCCCAAAAGATTTTGAGATACAACATTACTGCTTACCGTGCTTCCACTGCGTAGCAAGATCGACTGCTGCTTGTGAGCCAATGTAGGCTAAGGTTACTGAAACCCAATCTGAAGAAGTTACTGAGCCGTATGCTACCAGCCCTGTCGCTGTTAGCCACGCTAAGAACTTGCGAGAAATAAATCTCTCCGTGTGTTTGTCTGCCCATGCTTTTATTGCTGTCATCATAAATCCTCCTAAATGTTTACGTGCGCATAGCCGTTCTTTTTCTCGATGTTTATCTGCATATCCACACAGTCTTTTAGACTGTCAAGGTGTGAGATAAGAAGAACCGTCTTGAAGTATCCCTTGACCATATCCAAGATACGGACAAAACCTTCCATGTTTTCTTCATCGAGAGCAGTTCCCGGCTCGTCAAGTATAAATAGGTCGGACTTCGGTAAACTGGACACAGTTAAGAACGCAAGTCGTATAGCCATTGAAGCAATAGTCTTCTCGGCGCCGGAACCCATCTCTAATGGTCGAGGGTCGTGGCTTGGGTGTTTGATGAAGATATCTAGCTTATCCTCGTTATTAGAAATGAATACCTCAAACTCTACAATATTGGTAAGAATCTTAGATATCTCCTGGTTGATGTAAGGTAATCTTTCCTTGATGATTTCATAAGAAACACCGTTGGGGTGGCAACAAACCATAAACAAATGATAAGCAGCAAAATTTTCTTCTAGTTCCCGGAACTCTTCATATTGCTGTTGCATATGTACGAGTTTCTGCTCTGATGAACCGTGCTTCTTGTGAAGCTGCATGATCCTTTGATCACATGATGTCAGCTCTACTTCTTTAGATACTGCTTGGTCTTTCAAATTATCCCGATCTGACATCAGCTGTTTTAGGTTCTCGATGGCTTCTTTGTTTTCTTCATACTCGGTTGCTCTGGCTTTTAGCTCGTCAAGTTCAACTTGCTCTTTGAACAGAGAGCTGTCAGCGCGCTCAATAGTGAGCTTACTGTTTGCAATCGTGGTTGCTATCTGGTTTCTCTTCTCGACTAGTTGGTTGTACTTACTGAGGTGACTAGAGACTTTTAGAGGCTCCATAGACGAGATTTCTTCACCGAGTGAATTTATCTGTTTTGATAAAGTGTTCATCTTTTTTTCAGTAATCTGAATCAGGTTGACCGCCTGATGAGCATCCTTGATAAACTTGCAACTTGGAAACTGAGATCCGCATGGAACTTGTGACAGTAGATCTTGTTTTGCTTTGTTAATGTTCTTCTCTTTTGAATAATTTTCCACTTCTATCAGCAAAGAATCGAGCTTTTCAGAGCTACTGTTTATGAGATCCTTCTTTTTTTGATAAGATTCTACTTCAAAAGCTGCCAGAAAAGTGTCAATCTTTTCGAACTTGATCTCATTCTCAGTCAGAAGTTGTTGAGCCTCTGTCTTCTTCGAT